TTTACTTTATCATTTTCCATATGCCTATACTCCTTCCGTGATATTTAATTGTTTCGCATATTCTTCCAGTGGCACACCTAATCTTTTAGCAATTGCTACCTGTGATTGTGTGAGTTTCACAGTTTTTCTGCGTCCTGTTGAAGCAGAACGTCTGGCTGAAGCTACATTCTGAGTAGGTTTTACTCTTTCTGTAGAACTACCTTCTACCTTATCAAATTTATGCGGAAATTCAACCCTTATTCTTTTGTCAACTTCATCATAATATTCTCCACTTTGAGGATCAAATCCTTCTACTTCTACAAGTTTTTTATGTATATCAAAAGCCGTATAAGTCATTGCCGAATCATTACCAAACCAAGAGTTTCTGGCAGCCCAGTCTTCAGCTTTAGGATCACTCCTTGCTGTAGGGGCCGTTCTTTGTGGTGTGATATTTACTTCTCTTTCACGTTCCTTTGGTCTGTTCTCCTGCGCAACTTTAATGGAATTTAGTCTTGCCTCATCCATAGTTAAGGTAGCTAATTGCTTTTGAGCAGCAACTTGTGCTTCTACATCTTGAGATTCGATAGCATTTTTAAGAGCTAATTGAGCTGCTGCTAAACTAGTCTTAACTCTACTTTCAAATTCTGAAACATAAGAACTATCTACTTTAGATAATCTTCTTACCATTTCATTATTTTCGTTCTTAACTGATTGAGCATAGTAGACAGCTTCTTCTTTCTGTCTTTCTGCTTCTCTCATTTTACGAGTTAGTTTAGAAATTCTTTTTTGAACTCCTTCACTATATTCTTTTAACTCATCTTTCTCTTCTTTTTTCTCAACTTGAGTTTCTGGCTCCTCACCAGCCTCTACTTTCTCAACTTCAATCTTCTCTTCCTTAGGTGCTTCAACTTTTTCTGGTTCACCTTTATCATCTAAATTAATCTCAGCTGCCTTTTGATCGGCTTCACCTACATCAATTAAATCATCTACTTTTTGTTGTGCTTCTTCTGGCATAGTTCCTTCCTATGTTAAATATAATGAAGAACTGATTCAGGATCCTTAATGGTTCCTAACACTTCATCATCATTTATTATTCGCACTTCTCCACCTTCAATTGGTAATCTTGAACCAGCATATCTGGCAAACATTACCCAATCTCCTACTTTACACCAAGGTTTATCAAATTTATCTTTATCTTGGTATGCTAAATCTCCCATTTTTAAAACATAACCACACGTCGTTGCAATTCTTGCTTTATCTAATTGTTCTTGGGAAAATAAAATTCCACCTTTAGTTTTTTCTTTAGGGGTAAAAGGTAGTAATAAAATTCTATAACCAGATGGTTCAGGTAACTCATCTGCTACTTCTTTAATATTGTCGGGATCTAATCTTTTTACGTGAGACTCTTCTTCACTATATTTTTGTTGAAGGGCGTTCCGGTGTTTTGGAATTTCCTCCTTTTTTAATGTTGATAACGTTTCCGTCATTGTGCTCCTTATCCTCTTTTAGCAGGTTAGAGATTTCCTGTGTTATTATCTGATAGGCTTGCGCCTGTCCTACCATATACTTATATTTTTCTATACTGTCAACCCCACCACTAATCATTGCATCCCCAATTTGCTGAAGGGTAGCATCAATTCTTTTTTTCAATTTATGTATTATTACTAAATCATCCATTATTTTTTCTTCTTTTTTTTAGGTTTACTACCATATTTAGTAGTCCATTTTTTTGCAATTTTAGGATGGTTTTTCCAGAGATACTTTCTTTGCTTCTCGGATTTAAAAGGCATTTTTAACTATTTAACTTCTTTGCCGAATCCTCTTTTAGCTGCGCCTCTAGATTTTACTCTTCCACCTTTTTTGTAACCTCTATTAAGTTCACTATGTATTCTTGAAACTTCATCTCTTCTGTTTCTGTTAGAAGATTCTGCTTCAACTCTACCTAGTTCTTCCATTAAGTTAGTTCTTCCTCTGTCCATATTATCCTCTTTTCTTAGCCATTTTTTTAAAAGTTTTAGCTAGGTTATATCTTTTAGATCCTGGAGGGCAAGATTTACTTCCAAATTTTTTGCCCGTACAAGGTTTATCTTTTCTCATCCCTTTAACAGCTTTTTGAATCCAGTTGCCATCTTTAGCTTCAACTCTTCCACCACCTCTTAAAGCAACACCCATACCTCTACCACCTTTAACAACTCCACCACCTCTGTATATGTTTTGCTTAGTCTTCCAAGGTGTAGCTGATCTTGAGTTAAAATATTCAGGCATTATCTATTTACTAGCTCCTCTGGACTCATCTCTTCTAGATTTGAAGCTTTGTGTTTTTGTAGACTCTTTTCCTCTTCGCATTCCTAAAGACTCGTCTAGTCTGTCATTAGCACCTTGTTTTTTCATACCAGACTTCGCATAAGGAAATCTAACATTTGATCTTACTCCGTTTTGTCTCATTTTTTTCCTCCGTTTCGAAATATTTGAGTTCCCTTTATACCATATATTGACGCCACTACAAGTATCCATAAATTCGTGAACCAACTCGGAAGTGCCGAGAAATGTTCAAAGAACATATTTACTTTGGTCATTGCCGCCGGATCGTCCGACCAGACCGCAAATGCCAGGACCGCTATGGGGATTGTGAGAATTACCAAAACCGCCTCGTCCTTATAATCTGCTTGACGAGCTTCTAATAATTTTCCCTGGTAACTTTCCTCGCCTCGAGCCATCTTTGATGCGTGCATATGTTGTGCATCAGCCATAGCCATTTTTGTCTCTTGACGCTTCTTAAATATGTGCGTCCCAGCTTGCAAAGCTATCTTTGCTAAACCAAACCAAGCCATATGTTAGTACCAGGTTGCTTTAACCGGTTTTTTGTCAGCACGCATTCTTTTTGTGCCTCTGACAGTAACCGTTTGAGATTCTTCGATGTTAGGGACCTCTTTTGTAATATTAACGCCACCAGTTTGGTAGCCGTCTTTACCAACGCCTAATTCTTTTTCAATTTTAGGGTCTTTATTCATAAAAGTTTGTCCTCTTTGCCAATCTTTTCCCATAGTTTACTCCTTGTGTTAATTATACCTATTTTTTTTTGAAATTTCTACCAAAATCGTGTCTTTTACTTTGGTCTGCCATTTCTTGTTTCGCTAATGACACTCCTGCACGTAAATGAGCTAGTTCTTCGTTTTGTTCAAGCTTTTCATCGTGTTGTTGGTCGTTCATTAGGGCTTTCATCTTGTCAAGATTCAGTCTTTCTTCGCCTTCTTCCTCTTTTCGCTCATTTTCCATTGCCCTTAGATCAACTTCTCTCGATTTAATCTTCAATAATGGATCACCCGCAAATTCACCTGTAATTTTTTCTTCTTCTTTAGCATAGTCTTCTTGCATTTCAGCAATCAGTTGAGCTTTTCTAGCTTCAATTTGATTGGTGATCTGTTGAACTCTTTGTTGCTGTTGTTGCATCTGTGGATTTTGCATCATTTGTTGTTGTGCTTGTGGATTTTGTCCTCCCATTTGTTGCATTTGCTGCTGCATCATTTGTAGTTCTTGTAATTCTTCAACAAACTCGATTTGAACTTGTTCTTGAGCCATTAAACTAATGTGTTCTAAAATATTTTTTTGTAATGCAGCCATTACCATAGGATTATTTTGAACCATATTCAATCTCATAAAATTTAAGTGGGCATCAATGTGTGCTTTATGGTCCTGACCTGGAAAAGCTTGAAATGGCTTTTGGGACATAGACATAATATGTTCTAACGCCGGATCTATTGGCATTGGTTGTGGAGGAGGTGGTAAAATTGCATTTACATTTTTTACCCCCAGCGCATCATACATAGATCTATATGCTTGATATAGATTATGCATCTGAGGATTTGATTGCGCCAGTTGTAATTGACTTTGCGCTAAAGATATTCTCTGTGTTTGAGAGAATATATTAGGATCAGCAACTGGTAGAATATCTATTCTATCATCAAAGTCTTGCATTTTAACTTCACGTCTTGCACCTGGTACATCATAAGGATAAACCGGTGGAAGATAAGTTTTAAATACTTCTGCTAATAATTTAAATTCTTGTTTTAAACCTACATACAATCTTTTGTGAATAGCTGACATTACTCTTGAGCCTCTTTCAAGTAACGCAACTGTCGTACCGACTGCAGCTTGTTGGTTCATATCGCCAACTTGCATATCAGCGATGGCCGCGAATCGTTGACCTGCATCAACTACAATACCCATTAATTGAAGTAAAGTTTGATCTGGTCCTTTGAAAGGTAAAGTCATAAACTGATCTTTAATATTGCCTCCCGGAGCGTCGACATCTCTGAACTCACCAGGTTGTAATGGTTGTGCATCATCTCTAACTCTAATTCCTCTAGACTTAAATCCAGCTGGTAAATTAGCTAAAGTTCCTGCATCTAATAATTGTCTTAAAGCTGCTGTGGCAGTTCTAGTTAAACCACCAATCATATGAATTAAACCAAAACCATAAAAACCAGTTCCTGGTAAAAATTTAAACTGAACAAAATAATCTTTTTTCTTTTTAAGAGGGTCTTGTTGTGCATAGTTTCTTCTAATCGATAAAACATCTTGAGTCGATTGTGCAACAGTTATAATGTAAGGTATTTTAATTCCTGTAGGTTCTCCATCTTCACCAACATCTTCATAACCATCTAAATCTAAATCAGTATGAATTTCGAATAAAGTATATTGATCTTCTTGGCCGTCTTTTTTAATACCTTCTAACTCTAATTTTTTATCTTGTAATTGATTTTCAGTAACTGGAGGTTTACCTAATTCTATATCTCTATAAAATCCAGATACTTGTTGTTTTCTTAATTCATTTTCTGAAACTTTAATTACATGGATAATTGCTTCTGCATCTTCTAAGGAATTTGCAGAGTAAGGTACAATTAAATCATCGGCTGGAACAAATTTAGAAACGGCTCTTCCTAAAAGGTCGTCATAATAAACTTTCTTAAAAGTTGAGCCGCTTAAAGGGAGGTAAAATAACATTTGGTCAAATTCTGGTTCATATTCTTTCATCTGATCCATAATTTGCCAATTCATAAAATCTTTAACACGTTTGGCTTGGTCTTCTTTAGGAACATTTATATCCCCTAAAATTTGAGTTCTTACTGGTCCATCAGACGGGAGTAACTCTTTATAAGCCTGCGCTTGAAATTGCGTAACTGCTTCTGCAAGAACCGGGTGATTGACACCAGAAGCTCCACGAAATGGTTCTGTTCTTCTTTCATATTTAAATCCTAAAAGTTCTAATCCGTTTCTATAAGTTTCTTCCCAGTCACCTCTAGATTCTTTGTATTCTGTATATTGATCAAATAATTTATTACCTAATGGTTCTAAAACATTATCCGGCATCGTTTCTGCTAAATTAGCAAAATGATCTTGTGTGGGATCTATCTCTGTTGCAGTAGGATCAAAAGAAA